TATAAACGAGTAAACATGGGTGTTTCAGGTGGTTGGATAACAATCGGTGAAGCTAGACAAGTAGTTGGATTAGATGTTGATGAAAAACATGACGTATATCTAAGACCATTAAATATGATTCAGGTAGATACAGAAGGTCAAGCTATTTTGAATGACACACCTGAAGAAAATAGAAGTCAAGCTGCACAAGTAGCTAAGTTACCAGAAGCAGCTGGATATAGAGACGGGGTAGATAAAAAAGATTTACTTACATTAGAAGAGTATCCACAAGTTAACTTAAGAGCACCTAAAATTCAACAAAATGAAGAACCTCGTAATGAAGAAAAATACATTGCAAAAATGCCTAACGGTTCATACTGCGTTATAAGTCATGACACAGGAAAAGTAATTAAATGTTTTGATACAGAAAAAGAAGCTAGTGCTTACTTAAAACGCAAACCTAAAAAAGATTATGATAATATTGAAGAGATAGGAGTAAGTTTGGAAGAAGCAGAGGTACTTATGGAATCACAATTTGAAATAGAACCTGAAAATAGCAAAGCAGCTAATCCTAAAGATATTTTTGATAATCCAGGTGAAGCAATGGAAAGGTCAAAAGACCTTGCTTGTGCAGTTGGAATACACACTCACACAGTAGGTGATAAAAAAGTTTTCATGCCATGTAAATCACACGATGAATACGAAGAAGCAATTAAGCCAAAGAAATCTGAAAAGCCTAAAAAAGATAGAACAAATTTTCCAAGTCCAGGAGATGACAAACAAGTAACAATCTCCAATTCAAAATATAAGCAATTTCCATATGGTTATGCAAAAGACTTAAAAGAGAATTGGCCTGAGATTTGGAGAAGAGCTGGTAATGGAGGTAACCCTCCTACATCATTCACAGGAAATGATGCATTTAGAAATTGGACTAAATATAAGTCTGGTGACAGAAGTGAATCAGTACTTAACTGGGTTCGTAGAAGAGAACGTTACATGGGAAGACATCAAGGTAACAACCGACTTAATGGCACTATTGCAAATATTAAGTGGGGTGGTGTTTCTAACATAGGTGTATCTTCTATGAAAAAAATAATTAACGACCAAAAGAAAGTTGTTCGTTCTAGGAGAAAAGCTGCTTCTGATTTAGCAGAAGAAATGGCTGACGACATTGCATTAAAAGCTGTATCTGGAAGAATCAAAAAAATTCTTTCTGAAAAGGCAAAAAATCATAATGATAAAAATCCAAAACATAGAACAAACGCTAGGACTTTGGCCGCAGTTTTCAAAAGAGGTGTCGGTGCTTACAGGACTAATCCTGGCTCAGTAAGAGGAAACGTTTCCTCAGCTGACCAATGGGCATTAGCCAGAGTAAATGGGTTCTTACACGCATTGCGTACAGGACGATTTAAGAGAAAACCTTATGACCAAGACTTGCTACCTTCTTCTCATCCGCTCTCATCTAAGAAAAGTGGGGAGAAAGCAGCTAGTGTTAGAGTAGGACAATCTGTTAGTTGGTCTATCAATAAGGACCCAGACCCACCCTCAACAGTACATGGAGTAGTGACATCAGTAAGTGATGGAGAAGCCACTATGCAAGTGTATGCAATACTAGAAAATGGTAAACACAAAAAAACTGATAGAAAAGTCAAAATGTCAGTATCAAAACTCACAGTTATAAAAGATATAAAAGACGAATAAAATACCACGCTTTTCTAAAGCATCTGCAAAAATTACTTATATAGCGTGCCTTTAATAAATCTGTTAACAGAGGAGATATTAATAGCTATGTCTGAAAAAGAAGTAAAAGCCATCGAGTTCGAGTTAAAACAAGAAGCCGAGGGTAAAGTTTCTGCTGTATTTTCAGTATTCAATAGTCTAGATTCTGACGGAGACGTAGTTCTCCCAGGTTCAATCAAATCAGGTTTTAAATCTGGCGATGTTCCTATGGTATGGGCACACAAGTGGGACATGCCAATCGGAAAAGGAAGAATCAAAGAAGACGATGGAAAAGCAACCTTCGATGGTGAATTTTTCATGGATACTGATTCAGGGCAAGAAGCTTATAAAATAGTAAAAAACATGGGTGACATGCAACAATGGTCATTCGGTTATAGAGTAAATGACGCTGAGACAGCACCATTCAAAAGTGCTGATAGCGAGAACGAACAAGATGCAAGATACCTAAAAGACTTAACCGTATTTGAAGTATCACCTGTACTTGTTGGTGCAAATCAAGAGACCTACACTATGGCAATCAAATCTAATAAAGAATTGGTTGAAGACTTAGTGGAGGATGAAAAGAAAAGTGTTTTAGGCACTGGGTCTTTCCAAAAAGAAGAACCAGAAGCCGAAGTTCCTTCTGAGGAACCTTCTGAAGAACCTACCGAGGAGGTAGTTGAAGAAGAAGAAAAGTCTATCACTGTTGATATGCTTATAGAAAATCCTGCATTGTATTTGAAAGAATTACAAAAAGTAAGAAATTCTATTAAAGAAGCAACAATAGAGACTCAAGAATCAGAAGAAATAGAAGTGTCCGAGAAAAGTCAAACTTTCTCAGAACAAGTCAAAGATGTGCTTGCTGCATTAGACGACTTGATGGTACGAGCTACCGCCATTGCGATGTTGCGTGCTAAAGATGGAAGAACACTAGGTACAAAAGCTACTGAAGCTTTAAGAGCAGTTCAAGAAGACTTGAGCGATGCATGGGTTGAATTAGACCAATTCATCGAAAACGTTGGAAGTGAACCTGCTGAAGTTTTAGAGTCAGAAGTTGAAGAACAACAACCTGTTGAAGACGTTGTCGAGGATGAAGACCCATCTGATGACGTTGAGGTAGAAGAGGTGGAAACTCCAGAGGAATCTGAAGTAGAATCACCTGAAGCCGTTACAGATGATAACAGTGAATCGTCTGACGAAGATTTTGATGCAGAGTGGTTAGAGGGTCAGTCTTTATTGGCTGATACCGTGGATATCGACATAACAGAAGAGGACGAACCTGTCCTCTAAAATATAATATATAGGAGATAATCAAAGTATGTCAAAAGTACATGAACTTCAAGAGCAGATTGCAAAATCTCGTGAAGAGCTAAAAGCTGCTTTCGATTCATCAGAAGACGGCAAGTACAGTCCTGAGGCCAAAGAGAAAATCAAAGGTCTTAATACAGAACTTGCTGGATTTGTTGATGATTTAAGTATCGAAAAAGCCAAAGCTAAAAACGAAAAAGCTATGGAAGTTGGCGCTAATGAAGCACCTGTGAATACCATTCCTAATGCAATGCCTGAGAAGAAGGGCCCATCATCTATTGGTGAGCAATTCGCAAATTCTCAAGCTTATAAAGCATATACAGAAAATGGTGTTAAAGGTGTCGACTCACACGCTGAATTCAAAACAACATTGAATACAACTGGTTATCCACCAGAAAGCTTAAGAGCTCCTGGTATCCTAGAGACCGCTCTTCGTAACCCAGACAGCATAATTGGATTGTTTGACCAAATTCAAACTAACCAAAATGCATATGTCTACCTCGAAGAGTCAACATTCACCAACAACGCTGGTTCAATTGCTGAAGCTGCCGACATTAGTACATCTAATGAAGGTGCATTAGCATTTACAGAAAAGACAGAATCCATCAGAAAGATGGCTACATTCTTGCCTGTAACTGACGAGCTTTTAAGTGATGTTGCTGGTATTCAAGGATATGTCAACTCACGTTTATCAACAATGATGAAGTTGAACATGGACAACCAACTTATAAATGGTAACGGTTCCGCACCGAACTTGACTGGAGTTTTATCCAAATCAGGTATAAATACATTCGACTATTCTTCATACTCAGGAGAGTTAGCAAGATTAGGTCAAATTTATCAAGCCATAACAGAAATCAGAAAAGATGCATTCGTAGAAGCAGATTCTATCGTAATGCACCCATCTGACTGGTATGACGTTGTTACATCCGTTTCAGATATCACAACCACAACAAGTGGTGCTGCACCTAAGAACCCATTGTTCATGGTTGCAGGTGGATTTGGTGCTGATGTGGCTCCAAGAATTTGGGGTCTTAAAGTCGTTCCTTCTACAGTAATTGCTGCAGGAACTGCTTTAGTCGGTAAATTTGGTGGCGGAGACGCTGCACAAGTTATTATGAGAGAAGGTGTAGACCTTGCTGTTTCTGACAGCCATAGTGACTTCTTCGCAAAAAATCAATTGGCCATTAGATTGACCATGAGATTAGGATTTGCGATGTATCGCCCAACAGCATTCTGTTCTATAACAAACTTCTAAAGTTTGTAAGAACAAATAATTAGTTTTCTTAGGGGTGAATTTTGTAATTTGCCCCAAGAGAACAAGGAGATGAAATGAACCCAGAAGACGCAAAAACTCAACTACAAATGTTTGGAATGATAGTTAGAGATAAAGAATTTTTTAAGAAATCAGAAGAAATATTAAAACAGTTTACGAAACCAAAAGAAGAGGAAGTTAAAGAAATTAAAGATTTTGATGGAGAATCTAATGCCGAGGGGTAGACCCAAGTCATATAAGATGGGTGGTCGAGTTCGTCCTAAAAAGATGAGAAGTGGTGGCCGTATTAAAGCTAGACGACCTAGGAGAAGAAGATAAATGGGATATGGAAAATATAAACCAAAGAAGGGTCCTAAAAAACCTAAAAAACGCAATAAGTAAGGTAAGATAAATTATTATGTATACAACACCAAAAGAGAATATTTATAAGCTACCTGACGGAAAAATCTGGAAAGGTGTTCCAGCTGATTTACCATCTAGTCAAGCTGACTTGATTGCTAAAGCAGGACACGAATACCCTACCGAATGGTTAAAAGAGCAAGGTGCATTAGAAGCTCCTAAGAAAAAGAAAGATTCTGCTAAAAAAGCAGAGCCTGCAAAAGCTAAAGCTCAAAAACCAGTCGAAGATAAATCCGCCAAAGTAGAAGAATCTAAATCTGAAGACGAATAGGAGGTCATAAATGGCTTTCTGTACTGCTGCTGATGTAGAGACATTCGCCTTAATAGACTTTCATTCAGATTTAGAAACACATTTAACAAATAATATAATACCTTTAATTGATGATGCAATTAGAGAATATGTAGGCTATGACATTGATTATGCAACTCATACTGAGACATTTTCAGGTAACCAAACTAAAGAATTATTCTTAGAACAAAGACCTGTAATATCAGTCACATCTGTAGTTGAAGACGGAACTTCTCTTACATATGGTAATCAAGAAGACTTTACTTGGTATAAAAATGGTCGTATCAGAAGAATAGGTTCTAGATGGTCATTTGCATATCCAGATAACATAGTTGTTACTTATACTGCAGGTTATGACACAGGTGGGGGAACTGGAATTACATTACCTAATGCTTTTAAATATGTAAGTTCTAGAGCTTCAGCTAGGTTACTAGAATCACAATTAGTATTATCTGCACAACAAGAAGCTGGAGAAATTGTTGCACAATCATCATCTCAGGTGTCTAACTTTACAGCAGCAGATTCAGAATCATTAGGA